CCGCTAACCCAGTATTCGACATGTGGAAGCCTGACTACTCCACAACCCCTGGTTCTGGTGGTCAGATTGGTAAAGCAGCTGCTACTGGTGCTACAAGCATCGCTGATGCTAAGTTGTACCTAATCAACTCTCAGTATGAGGTATTCAAGTGCCTCTATAACGGTCAGAATCCTGCTAACCCAGCTGGTCAAAACGCTCAGAACGAACCAAAGACTACTCCTGCTGCTGGTCAAGGTACGTTTGCTAATGGTATCTTCACTGAAGATCCCGCTACCCCAGGTCAGTACATCTGGAAATACATGTACACCATCCCAACCGATGACGTACTACGTTTCCTCTCTACCGACTTCATGCCTATCGTTCTTCCTTCTGACACAACAAGACAAGCAACTGAAGCACTTGCTACTGCTAACCCCAATGCTATCAATGTTGTTCTAGTTGAAGATGCTGGTCAGGGTCTAACTAACGGTACATACTATGCTCCTATCGTTGGTGATGGTTCTGGTGGTAAAGTTGAGATCGTTATCTCTTCTGGTCAACTCGAATCTGCTACTGTAACTGATGGTGGTAGTGATTACACATACGCTACTGTTCCTCTCCAAGATGGTCTAGTCAATGGCGATCCTGATTGGACAGGTGCTCCTATCGGTCTTTACACCGACGCTGGTCTAACTACCTCTGCTACTGGTGCTGTTCCTGTTGCTGCTACTGGTGCTCTCGAAGTTATTCTTCCTCCTCAAGGTGGACATGGTTCCAACATGGAAGAAGAACTCAACGCTAAGCGTGTTATGACGAATATCCGTCTAACCTACGCTGAAGGTGGTGGCGACTTCCCTGTTGATAACGACTTCCGTCGTATCGGTATTATCCGTGACCCATATGCTGCTGGTGGCACTACTTTCGCTACCGCTCCTACCCTAAGTGGTGTATATGCTGTCAAGATCAACGGTGCTACTGCTGATTTCGTTGCTGACGAAGTAATTTCTCAGACTGCTGCCGCTGGTGGTTCTGCTTTCGGTACTGTCGTTTCTTGGGAAAGAGATTCTGGTAACGCTGGTCCTGGTGGTGCTGGTGTTCTTAAGTACATCCAGTCGCCTTCTCTCCACACCGATGCTGGTGTTGTAAGAGCTTTCGAAAACTCTGGCAACGCTATCACTGGTGCTCAGTCCCTCGCTTCTGGTACTGTTGATGGTGGTAACAACGATCAACTCGTTGGTGTTACCTTCTCCAGTGGTCTTGCTTCTCCTGAGATTGGCAACAACACTGGTGAAATCATCTATGTTGAGAACAGAAGACTGATCACTCGTGCTGCTGACCAGATCGAAGATATCAAACTCGTAATCGAGTTCTGATTTACTTTTTACTCCGCTAAATACTTCAACGAACAATGTAGAGTATTTGGCGGAGTAACATGCCACAGAAGACTAACCTTAATGTAGCACCATATTATGATGACTATGATGCTGGCAAAAACTTTTATAAGGTTTTGTTCAGACCTGGATACTCGATCCAGACTAGAGAACTAACGTCTCTACAATCGATTCTTCAGAATCAAATTGAGAGTTTTGGTAAGTTCAACTTCAAGCAGGGACAGCAAGTCATCCCTGGTGAGGTTGGACTTAATACCAAGCTTGATTACGTCAAGTTGTCTTCTGTATCTGAAGTCGCCGTAAATGAAGGCGGTCAGATTGTTTACAAGAAATACGACATTAAAAAACTTGTCGGAACACAACTCTCGGGTCTCAACTCGGGAGTTGTTGGGCGCGTACTGAGTGCTGAGTACGGGTCTGACATCGAAGCAGATACATTGTTCGTAAAGTACACCACTAGTGGTTCTGCTAGCAACGAAACCACCTTCAGACAAGGTGAAACGCTAGAAGTAATCAACGGTATTAATACTCCTCTACTTGTCGTCGGTACAGATGGTAGCGTACTCCCTACCAGCATCAACGTAGAAGATCCTACTTCTGGTAACATTACTACACTTAGCAGTCCTGCTATGGGATTTGCTACTGCTGTTGATGTACAAGAAGGTGTATACTTTATTAATGGTTTCTTTGTAAGAAATGACAAGCAACTATTAGTAGTTAACAAATATTATAATAAAGCATCGGCAAAAGTAGGTTTTACTGTTAGTGAAGGCATTGTCACTCCTGAAGAGGACACCTCACTAGCAGATAACGCCAGAGGATTCTCCAATGCTTCTGCTCCTGGTGCTCATCGTCTTAGCATTAATCTAAACCTCACAAAGTTTGATTATAATGCCAACACTGATAAGAATTTCATCCAGTTAGTCCAGATTAAGGACGGAACTGTAGAGAAGCAAGTAAAAGCAGCAGACTACACTCTACTAGAAGAGACTCTAGCAAGAAGAACTTATGATGAGTCTGGCGATTATGTTGTAGAAGATTTTGACTACGATGTTAGAGAGTATTACCAGAGAGAAGGTAATAACGGTGTATATGCTCTCAACAATGAAACTGGTCTAGTAAACAAAGCATACTCGGCAGCAGAAGCAGAAGGCAAGATGGTCTTGTCTGTCAGCTCTGGTAAAGCATATGTCAAGGGATATGAAATTATCAACAAAGAATCTAAAGTTCTTGAAGTTGATAAAGGTAGAGATACTCTATCCCGTGATAATGTAACTATTAGATCTAAAGGTCTTTCTGAGTTTAACCTAACCAACGTTTATGGTGGTATTCCTCTAAACAGTGTTGGTGATGAACTAACTGGTTACCCAACAGTTACCTTGAACAGTGTATTCAATGATGGTACGATTGGATTCTCTGGTCTACAACCTGATGGTTACTTCAGGGATACTGTAAGCAGAAGGTCGGAAGTATTTGGTCTAAACCAGGCTATCATGACCATTTACGTTCAGGCAATTGGTGATGTACCTACACAGACTTCACAACTTCCTGATGAACTCTTTTTCGTAACAACCAGAGGAACTGGTACTATCACTGGTAAGAGTGTCAAAGTTATTGGTAAAGCAATTGTTAATCGTCCAGAGGTTAACCCTGCTACTAATGCTCTCTTCGCTGAGATGACTATTATTGGTGATAAGGGTGTCCTAGACAAATTCATGAAAGAGTATGATACAGGAGAAGCTGACTACAGAAGATACCTGTATACTTCCCTGACTGCCCTAGAAGCATCCGAAAACCCATATGGTACGGTTGTTGATTGGAACCCAAGTTTTACTCCTATCGTTGGTGTATCGAAACCAAAGAACTTCAGAATGATCAGTAGAGGTACTGGTTTCAATCCTGATTCTGACATCATTATTTCGAAAGGCAGAACAGGATCTTCTACACCATATAATGCTACTTTTGGATTCTCTTATTTCAACCCAGTATTCTTTACTAGACTGACACTAGAAAGAGAAATTGTTGCTGGAACATTCTTAAACGGTAAGTATGTCTATGGTAAAGAGAGTAAAGCATATGGTGTAATCGAAAACGATTCTACATCTAACTTTAGTGGAGTTTCTACTCTTTACTTGACTACTCTTTCTGGTCAATTCATTCCTGGCGAGACAATCATTGATGAAGAAAACAATGCCGTCAAGATTGCTAAAGAAAACACCATCTCACACTTCGTTGTTAATAAGAGAGGTAGTAACTACACTGCCGCTTCTAGTTTGATTATTAACGGAACAATCTTCGATCAGTCTAAGATTGGTGTGACTCTATATGGTGGCGCTGTCGTTAAGGTTGATGTAGAAAACAGAAGTGCCTTACAACAAACATATGCCACACCTCCAGAAATTCTATTCACTGGTGATGAAGCTAATGCCGATAAGTCGGTTGTCACTCCAATTCTGTTCAAGGACACCGTATTAACATTCACACCTCAGAATGTGAAGTCGGTATCTTCTACATTCAATAACTACACATTTACGGCAGATGTCGATTTCTCTTCGACAGCATATGCTACCTATCAGCAAATTAGTGACTTTACTTTCTTCGGTAACAAAGGTAGAAAGTTTATTGAGTGTAATGGTTTTGGTGCTGATCTATCTGGTGATCTAATTCAAGGTGACATCATCCAGTTTACTGATGCTAGTAACAATGTTATCAAGAACGTTGTACAATGTGTAACTCTACCAGAGAACACAGAGAAGTCTAGAATTTACTTTGATTATGCTTTGCCTGATGATGTAACTAATGCCACTATTGTAAGATTACGTCCCAGACTTTCTAACGGTGCTGCTACTCTTGTATATCCAACTGGTAGTAAGCAAGTAGCATCTCTTGTTAGTGATTCTGCTAACACCAAGTTTAAGTATCATGTAAGAAAAGACTTTGTTACTGATCTATCTGCTAGTGGTGGCAACCTAACGTTCACCGCTCAACTACCTGTTGGTACACAAAAGTTTGTTAGCTTCAGTGAACAGCAGTTCCTCGTTACTGTATTGGATAAAGGTTCTTCGACTCTTATCGAAAATGGTGATATAGTTTATATCGATCCAAGATACATCGAAGTAGAAGATTCAGTAATTACTGCTAGCAGTGTTACCGCTGGTGCTTTGAGAATTAAAAATCTCCCTTCAGGTTACTTCGGTAATATCATCGATGGTAACTATCCAAAGCTTAAATTGACTGCTACTGTAGAAATTGACAAAGCACGTCCTAGACTCAAGACTGCTATTAGAAACAAGCGTGTCACTATTGTATCTTCGGGTGACCGTGTAATTCCTATTAGAGGTCAAGACTACGATTCCGATGTCATTGAAACCTTCTCTTATTCTGACGTATTCAAACTTAAGTATGTCTATGAAGGAACTACTACCAACCCACCTGTAGTTGATACTGCTGGTAACCTAGTTAGTGGTACTGACGTAACTTACAAGTATAAGTTTGACAATGGACAGAGAGACACCTACTATGATGTTTCTAGAATTGTATTGAAGCCTGGTTTCGATGCTCCTACTGGTCAACTAGTTGTAGCGTTCGACTTCTTCGAACATTCTCAAGGCGACTTCTGTACTGTTGACTCTTATCTCCATGAAGCAGGTGTCCTACCTGATGAGATTCCTCTATTCAACTCTACTGTTAATGGCGTCATCTCTCTTAGAGATTCTATTGACTTCAGACCAAAGGTTGATGGTAACACTACCATTACTGGTTTCCAAGATCAATCTATTGTTGAAAGATTCGACACTAGCGACTACATCACTTTCCTAGGCACAGGTGGTATCCCAACAGGAACTCCTGCCCCTGACGAGAATCTATCTTATACTGTCTCCTTTAGCGAGAAGCAATATCTAGATCGTATTGATGGTCTGTTCCTCACCAAGAAGGGAGAGTTTATCATCAAAGAAGGTAATGCTTCGCTCAACCCATCTAAACCAGAACCAGTAGATGATGCTGTTTCTCTCTGCTATCTCCATATCCCTGCTTACACCAACAACAGTAAGGATGTAAGAATTGTTCCTGTGGATAACAAGCGTTATACCATGAAGGACATTGGTAAACTAGAGAAGAGAATTGAGCGTCTTGAGTATTACACCACTCTAAGCATCCTTGAGCAGCAAGCACTAAACATGCAGGTCAAGGACGAGATTGGTCTAGACAGATTCAAGTCTGGTTTCCTCGTAGATAACTTCGAGGCACATAGAACTGGTAACCTCAAGTCTGATGACTATCGTTGTGCTATCGACACTCAACAGTCTGTCCTGAGAGCACAATCCAAAGAAGATAGTTTCGCCCTTAGAGAAATCAACACTAGAGATGACCAGAGAGCAGTTTCTGGTTATGTTATCAATGATGGTGTTGTTACGCTGCCATTCGGACAGGTAGAACTACTAGGTAACAAGAATGCTACCAAGACAATCAATCCGAACCCATTTGTTGTTATCCAATATGTTGGTGAAGGCGTAATCACTCCACAGCAAGACTCTTGGTATGACCAGGGTGTTGCTCCTTTGGTTGTTGATTCTAACACCAAACTCAACTCGATCTTCCTAGCGAAAGACGTTGTAGCAGATGCTTATTCGAGCATCTACAATTCATTCATTGTTAACTGGTGTGGTACTGACTCTGGTCTACTGCCAATCGAATCTCTCGCTAACATCAATAGTGAAGACATTGAGTCTACAGTTCAGTCTGCCAACATTGCTAGTTCTTCTAATGTAAGTCCACAAAACAATGAAGTAGGTAAAGGTATTGCTACCAAGACTGTTGGTGGTAAGCAAGTTGCTTCTTCCCTCCAGTTCTTTGCTAGATCAATTCCAGTCAAGTTTGTAATGAACAGACTGAAGCCTGACACCAAAGTATATGTCTACATGGAAGGACGTGACGTAGGTCGTTGGGTTATTCCTGATAGTCGTTTTAGTGGCGAGGCAGGCAACTCCTTGTCTACATTCGGTGCTCCATTGATTACAGATGGCAATGGTAACCTTTCTGGTATTATCTTGATTCCTGCTGGTCTTCCTCCTGTATCTAATACCAGATGGACTGGTAATGTAGATACTGTAGATTACGATCAAACAGGAGAAGAAATCAGATTCACTACAGGAACAAAGACTATTAGATTTACATCTGCTTCTGATGATTCTGACAAGGCAGAAGTTGATACTTACGCTGAAGTCAAGTTCTATGCTTCTGGTACAACTCCTTCTAATCCACCAAGCATTACATCTACTGCTACATCATTCTTCAAAGCAAATGAAGGTGTACAGTTGGTTGACAGCAACACTGATAATCCAGTTAAACCAAATCCACTTGCTCAGACATTCAAGATTGAAAACTTTGAAAGTGGTTTGATGGCAACTGGTGTCGATCTCTTCTTCAATAAGAAGAGTGAAACTATTCCTGTTAGAGCATATCTAACAGATGTTGCTGCTGGCAAACCAGGCAAGAACATTGTCCCTGGTACACAAGTATCACTAACTCCAGAAACATATCTAAGAGTTTATGTAACTGGTGAAAGTGAAACTGTTACTGTCAGTCTTGACGAGTTTGTAACTGGTAAGACCTCTAATGCTTCTGGTCCTATCGCTAAAGTATTTGACTCCAACCTAGTGAGAGTTGGTGATGACACCAGCAACACATTCCAAATGAACAAAGAACAAGTCTACACTCTTGTTCTAAGCAACCACAATGGAACATCATTCGTAGCAAACGAGTCTCTATCTATTCCTTCTGTCACTGCTTACAATGCCAGAAACAATACCACTCTTGGAGTGTTTATCGCTAAAGATTCTGGTAAGGTTACTGACCTGAAAGTTAGTGCTGTTGGTGAAAACTACGAGAGTGCTTCGATTGTTATTGAAAGTCCTCAACTCCCTGGAGGATCGTCAGCAACAGGTTCAATTGCTGTCTCGGATGGAAAGGTATATAACTGTGATGTTTCGCTTTCTGGAAGGGGATATACAGAACCTCCATCGGTTGTTGTAAAGGGTGTTGGTCTCGGTGCTGCTGGCGCTGTGATCGAATCTGTAATTGAAATTGACACTCCTGCTGTAAGAATGGGTGTTGCTATCGACTATGATGGTGTAACAGCATCTACCACTCCAACCAGATTCAACTTCAAGCATCCTGTATACCTACAAAACAATACTGAGTATGCTCTTGCTATTGAGACTGACTCGATTGAATATGAACTATGGGCATCGAAGTTGGGAGAGATTGAAATTTCTACCAGCAATGTTGTTACTACACAACCTCTACTTGGTTCTGTTTATAAGTCTCAGAATACCGATAACTGGACTGAAGATCTTTTCGAAGATATCAAGTTTACTTTATATCGTGCCGAGTTTGATACTACAGGTGGCGAGATTGAAGTTTCTAACGAGAATCTAGGTTACGAGAAACTAGCAGTTTCTCCTTTCGAAACCAGTGTAAGATCTGCTACTAATGCCACATCTACACTATTCAAGAACAACAACTCTATTGTTAAGGTTTACCATAGAGATAATGGTTTCGAAGATACTGGCAACTCTTACGTATTCTTCCAAGAAGCAGAAGACGTTGGTGGCATCTCTGGTGTTACCTTGAACCAGAGACTATACAAAGTTTCTAACTCTGGTGTTGACTTCTATAACATCACCAGTCCAAACGGTGCTGGTTCTAGCATCATTGGTGGTGGTAAGTCTGTTCTTGCTTCTTACAATAGAAAGTTTGAGCGTCTCTATGCTCAAGTTCCTTACCTACAATTAGATGGAACAAAGATCGAATCCTTTGTTGCTACTACTGATGTAGTTCCTGTTGATTCTAATACTAAGAACTATGTTTCTTATTCTTTCGTTGACTACGAGAAGACATTCCTTGGAGAAGAGCACTTCTTCACCAACCAGAAGGTAGTTGCTTCTAGAATCAACCAGACTATGAATGGTCTAGGTCATTCACTTAAGTATAAGTTTAAATTGACCACAACAAATCCTGCTCTATCTCCTGTCATTGATCTACGTACTGCCACTGTTAAGACAGCATCGAATAGAATTGAAAATGCCACAGGATATGAAGATAGATATGGTAAGAGAGATCAAGTCGTTAGATTCCAACCTCTGTATAACCTAGCAATTGCTGTAACAGGAGCAAACTCTAGTCAAGTTGCTGAGAATCTTTCTTTGGTTGGTCAAACTTCTAAAGCAGAAGGTCTCATCACTGCTTATGCTAATGGTGATGCCACTATCAGACTAAGAACTGTCACTCCTTTCCAGCAAGGTGAATCTCTAACTCTAGTCAACACAGATGGAGCAGAAGTTTCTAACGTAGGTATTACCATCACGAACATTGCTGAGATTGATTTTAACTTCAGTGTTGGTTCTAACGTCATTGCTTACTCACCTACTGATGCTGATGTAAGTTATGCCAATAAGATCAATGGTAAAGTCATTCTCTGGGATGCTGAAGATAAGATTCTAATTGTAGAGAACTCTTATCAACCTATTAATAACAACTACACTGCCAAGACAGCAGATAGTGAAGCGTACACCAGAAACCAAGACGACAGTGCTCAGCAACCTGACATCTTTAGAGTCGGTGATGTAGTTCAGTCAACTGGAGATGATACTCCTTTGTTTATTGAAATTGATTCGATTGAATATACCACTGGTGTTGACTACGTTCCAGAAACAGACGCTGTTAATAGTTCTTCCCTTGCTAAGTACGTTACCAAGGAAGTCTTTATCGATAATGCTGGTTCTGCTATTGATGTGAGATCTACAATGAATCTCACAAGTGTTGAGAATGTTAAGATTTACTATAAACTTAGAGAATCTTCTAGTTCAGCAAACTTCGATGATATCAATTGGGTTCCCTTCAATGTTGACGGCAACCCAGATGTAAATAATCTTGCTACTCCTGCCAACTCTATTTCTGGTCAGTTTGAGAAGCAAACGGATTATCAAGAACTGACTTTCAGTGCTTCTAATCTTCCAGAATTTACATCTTTTGCTATCAAGATTATCATGAAGACGGACAATCCTTCTTACGTGCCTAAGATCCAAGACATAAGAGCTGTAGCATCATACTAATGAGATATTTGAAAGTAGAAGGTCACGAAAATCTTTATCGTGACACGAACACGGGAGCGATCATCAACACTGATAAACCCGCTCCCAGAAACTTTTCTCAGACATTTAACGGTGCCCTCCAAGATATAAATAGCTTGAAGGAAGAAATATCTGAAATCAAACAACTATTACGAGAGATAGTAAACAATGTCAGTTCTTAGACAAGTAGCGAAAACAGATACCTTTGAGAAACAAAGGCAAGTCATCAATGACATTGCATCGGATTTGTTTAGCATCGGAGCGGGCGGTAGTGACCTGTCTACTGGTAATCTAAAACTTGGCGATGGTACTAAAGATGCTCCATCGTTATCCTTCCTAAGTCAAGGAACTCTAGGTCTGTTTAGACCAGAGCAAAACAACATGACTTTTGTGGCAGACACAAAAAGAATTTTTGCTTATGATGCTTCTGCTGCTTATTTCTATAGAAACTTCATTCTCCAGAAGAATGAACTAATTACAGAGGGACTGGAGATCCAGGCAGCTGGTCAAAACTATGACCCTGGTAGTTACGAAAATATTAGTGTATTTGGCGGCACTGGTGCCTCTGGTGAAGTTGCTCTTACTATCGTTGCTTACAGCGGTACTGTAACCAATTCTGGTAGTGGATATTCATATCCATCCACTGGAGGTCTAGGTGGCGGTGGTAGTGAAGTTTTTAATAGTGTAGAATTTACAACCAGCGGAAGTGGCACTGGCGCTAAGGGTAATGTAACCCACGCTAATGGTAGTCTTACTGAAGTAGAATTTACAGACTTTGGTTCGGGATATGCCATCGGTGATACGTTGGGTATGCCCCCCGATGTTGTTAGTGTAACTGCTACAACAACTACAGACTCTGCTGATATTACACTTGCCGACACTACTGGCATTTACGAAGGTTGGGAAATCATTGTAGTAAATACATCTGGTGGTGGTAGTCTAGAGACACCTACAGATGCTTTGTCTGGAGCAGCGTTACCGATTAAGGTTCAGTCCTTATCGGCAATGAACACAACTGATCTTACAACTAATACAGTTGGTCTTACTGATGGTACTATTACCGTAACGTTTAGAGCACCTTGGGATAACGTAAATGGTAGTGGATTCCAATATACTATTGATAAAGTTGGTGTTGCTAACTCTGTATCAGTAGATAATTCTGGTAATGGATATACAGTTGGCGATGTTCTGACTATCAACGCTTTAGATCTTACTCAACCTATTGATCTAACTGTATCTACTATTGGAGTTCAGCAATTAACATTTGCTTCTGCTGTATCTGGTGCTGTTGTTGGTGCTTCTGTTGAAGCAACAGATCCTAACAGTGGTGGCGGTCCAGGCGGCGGAGGCGGCGGCGGTGGCGGTATTGGAGGTGGCGGTGGCGGCACCGATCCAAACGTCGGTACAATTATTGAAGTAAACAGCTCTACAGATTTTGTTGTTAGATGGACAACAGGTAACGCTTCTTCTGGTTACGAACTTGCTATCAATGGATCTGGTAATGATGTTATTGACACTGTAGAAGAAAGAAACAGATTTGGTATTGACTTAGATGACGGCAATGGCGAACAGCTATATCCTGATCTGACGTTCTTCAAGAATAATAGATATAGATTTGATATCACCAACGTCGGTAGTTCTCACCCATTGAGATTGAGTATCCACCCAGATGGTATTCATAATGTAGTTTCACAAACTATTTCACTTAGTGACTCTTCACTGATTCTGACTGTACCAAGTGTTGCTGGCATCTTGGTTGGTATGTCAGTAGCTTCAAATAATGATGATATCAGTCAAACTGGTCAGATTACAGGTGCTACGGTTGTTAGTGTGGATCCTGTTGGTAATACAGTAACCGTTGACAATCTACCAAATGCTTCTGGAACATCTATTGTAGAATTTACAGGTGTTCAATATTCGGGAAGTGAATATGATGCTGCCGAAGATGATAGCAACTACGTTGTAATTGCCCCTACAGATGAAACTCCAGCAACTCTGTATTACTATTGTGAGAACCATCCAGACATGGCTGGTAACAATGGTAATGAAGCAGAGATTACTATCAACTACAATAACCCTAAGGTATTTGGTACTGGACTGGAGATTCTAGTTACAGATGTTCAAACAACTGACACCGTTAAGGGTGATGTTTCTAATGGTAACTTCGAGGTTCAGCAAATTACTGGAACCACTGTTACTGTAGAAGATATTACAACAACCAATATTACATCAACTCTTTCTACAACTGATAGGATCAAAACACCTATTCTTTCGTTGGAACAGAATAGTGATGGTACTGATCTAACAACAATTACTGCTATTGCTGGCGCTATTGATCTTGGCGGCACTTCATTTAAGATTGGTGATAAGTTCACTGTTACTGGAGATACAGGAACTATTAATACTGATGGTATTATCAAGACCACCAATCAGTTGAATGTCAATGACTTCATCAAGATCACTGATAATAACATTGAGTCTACACTCAACAATAATATTTTCCTGACTCCAGCACCAAATAAAATTGTCAAGGTTGATGCTGTAACTGCTCTCTGTGTACCTGCTGGTGTAACAAGTCAAAGACCTACATCTGCTAATGTACAGAATGGTTCAATCAGATTTAACAGTGAGACTAATCAGTATGAAGGTTACAGTGATCTATCTGGATCTGGTATTTGGTCTTCTCTAGGTGGTGTTCGTGACGTTGATGGTAATACCTTTATTACTGCTGAAGCATTTGTTGGTGCTAATGACAACACCCTATACTTCTACACCGACGACAATAACGCTGCCAGACTCAACAGCACTTATCTAGATTTCTGGAATACCAAGAAGATTAGATCTGCTAACACTACGGCACCATCTTATTTCAATTATGCTTCAAACATTCCACTGACAGTGGGACAGTATGTGAAGTATAGAAACAATATTTACGAGGTTACTGGCGCTGGTACATCTGGTACATCTGGTAACGAACCAACTCATACCACAGGAGCACAACCTAACGGTAGTGCTGAACTGACATGGCATTCCTTGGCAGTAGGACCACTGACGTTTGAAGAAATTGAGGAGATTAGAATTGCTCCTGTCGGTGGTACAGCACTATCCATCAATGGCGACCTAAGACTTGAGAACGCCAGAATCTCTACTGATATTTCTGATCTTACTCTTGATCCAAACTCTGGTAAGAGAGTTATCATTAATGCTGCTACTCACCTACAGATTCCTGCTGGTACTGAAGGTCAGAAGAGCACTGGTACAGCACAAGCAGGTTCGATTAGATATAACACAACTATTCTTCAGTATGAAGGATACAACGGATCTTCTTGGTCTTCCTTGGGTGGTGTTCGTGACGTTGATGGCGACACCTTCATCAAACCAGAAGTAAGTCCTGGTAGTGATGAAGATACTTTGTATTTCTTTAATACAAACGTTCTATCGATGCAACTGACTCCTAACAAGTTGGAGTTGCTTGCTGTAGATAGTTTTGAGTCTGCTGATAATATCAATTTAAATGCTCCTACCATCACAACACATAATCTTGCTACAACGCTAGATACTGATGATGCTTTAAGAGCTCGCTTTACAACTATTAGATCTGAGTATGAGATTGGTTTCAATCCAACTGGTCTAGCAAACGAAACCTTCCTAAGATTCAATGAGAATGGTGAGGTTTGGATTAACAGAGGTTTGGGTTCTGGTGGAACCGAAAGTTATCTGAGAGTCCTGGATAGTGAACTAGAAACATTTGAACTAGAAAGAACTAGACAGACTTCTGTCAAAGTTCCTATGGAACGTGGTGTTGTCAACTCTGGTACTGCCACAATTTACAACCCAACAACTGCTCTTGGAGCAAAAGTTCATCTAATCGCTTTCAATAAGACTACTGGTGATAAAGAATGTATTGAATATAGTGTTATTGACAAGGGAACCAATATCGAATACACCGAACTTGGTAACCTCAAAACAGGAGCAAATATTATTGACACCACTTTCAACTTTGCTGTCAGTGGTGAAGTCAGACTTTCTATGACATTGAATTCTGCTCTGGCACAAAACAACCTAATTGATGTAATCGTCGTCACTAACGCTATCAAGAAATAACAATGGCAATTAATTTAAAAAACCTAGATTCTACTGGTGGATTTTCTATTGGCGATTCAACGATTGTCGATTCGGATTCCAACATTAAGAATGTAAACACCTTTGAGGTTAAAAACACCCACTATACAGATAGTCATTCTCAACATTTTATTTTGAGAGGATTGAACACAGCAACTCTTTCGCTGGATACTTCCTCAACGACTATTTTTGTCCCATCTAATACTATTAGTTTCATCACTGCTAATGTAGTTGCTGTGTCAGAAGCAGGCAACGGTGTACTAGTAATGAAACTAGAAACTGCCGTCAGCGCTAGTGCTGCTGGGGCATTGACAGAACTATCTACTATGGAAACCATCATTAGAGATGATGTTCCAGCAGCAGAATCATGGTCGATTACACCTTTCACGACAGGTGCCTTAAACAGGTTCAGTTACAATACAGTTAAGTCAGGTTCTAACATCGCCGTAAAGTGGTTCGTATACGTCCAAGTTGCTTCTATCGACTGGAGTTGATTGCTAAATAGATAAAGAATAAAATATACGGCTGGGGCTGGGTATAAAATGAGTTTTCAGTTTAATTCTGATAAGGAACGCATTAGAGGTGTAAATCCTACGATTTACGGTGAGAATTCTATCCTGTTTAGAGCAGGTGTTGGTTCGAATGAAAAGGAAGTCTTTCGAGCCCAACTTGACGCTACCACTGGTGGCGGTCGTGTAGGTATTAATAGAACTGGTAGGCGAGTTGAAAGAATTGATGTAGACCTTGGTGGTACTGGATACGTTCAGGCACCATCTGTTTTGGTTGCCGAACCTGATCTTCCAGGTGGTATCCGTGCCCTAGCTTCTGCTGAACTAACAGCAGGTAGTGTTACTCGAATTCTAGTTGAAGACCCTGGTGACGGTTATTCCCAACCCCCCGTCGTCACCATCACTGGTGCTACTGGTGCTGGTGCTTCAGCAACTGCCGTTCTTGATACTGTTGATTACGAACTTGACATCAACGGTGCTATTAGAACATCTACGTCTATCATTTCTGATACGGCGAGAATCCTCAACCTTGATATTGATAACTTCGTTACTTCTAACGCCCAGTTTAGAGCACCCAATCTAAAGAACTATCAAAATGGTGGTGGTACTCCTTGGCAGGCAGAAACACTAGTACCTAAGAACGCTTACAGATACTACAACATCTACGTTTATCAGGCGATGAACGTGGGTACAACAGGAACACAACCCCCAACCCATGCTGATGGTACTGAACTGAATGGAACCGTTCAGTTTAAGCATATTGGTATTAGAGAAAGTCTTCCTGATGCCGATTTCTTCGGAGAGACTGGAGATTCGGGTATCTTCCCCCGCTCGATCACTCCACTACTTGGTGATAGATCCGATGCTATTGCTACCACCGAGTACGTTCTAAACCTAGCAACCAACGACGTTGGTGGTAGAATCTACGTTTCAGAACAGATTGGTAATGACGCTAACGACGGTCGTTCCCCAGTTAACCCAGTTAGAACTATTAAAAAAGGTTGTCAGTTAGCGTGGGAAACGCCTGGCGTCAAAGAAACCATCATCATTGCTGGTGGTAACTACGAAGAAGATAACCCAATTTCAATTCCACCAGACGCTTCTGTTGTTGGTGACAACCTACGTCTGGTTATTATTCGTCCTAAAAACGAAAGGAAGCACATCTTCAAGTTCGGTGATAAGAACTATGTTATTGGTGTTACCTATCGTGACGCTATTGACTCTTTAGGTGACTCTCAGTTCACCTGGGATTACGCCATGGTGTTCGACGACAAACAAAGAGTTGTTCTCGACACAACAGCAGGTGGTAATTTTGATCTACCTTTCCCAATTGGTCATCAGGTATTTGGTGCCGATAGATTCCGTGCTAGATTCACAGAAAACGGTGGTCTAACAAACCTACAGGTGGGTCAGAAGATCTTTGGTGTTAACTCTCTATCTGTTGGTACAGTATACGCTGTCACATTTGACATCACTGATCTCAGTAATGGATTCCACCACCTTGCTGGTGAATTTGACTTTACGGTTGACTTTGGTACATTCAACATTGGTGAAACATTTAGATATGGTGGTCCTGGAACCACAGAGTACAAAACTAATGTAGACCTGAATGTAGGCGATCTGGTCTGGAACCTCGGTGAAGAAGTATATGAGGTAACAGTTGCTGGTACATCAGGTACATCTGCTCCTACACATGACACTGGAGCGGAAGACGCTACTGGTGGTACTGCTGAGTTTACATATCTACGAGATGCTTACTCACTGATCGCTAATGATATTAGATCGATCAGATCTGAGGGTGAGGTTGTTTTCGAGAACGATGCTGATCTAGAAGGAGAACCAACTAACTCGATTACTCGTATCGACTTCTCCCTAGCAGGATCGGGAACCCTTGGTGGATTTGGCGAACCTTCTACTGGTGTCAATGGTCCAGTAGAAGATAATGGTGGCATTGTTATCTACACCAACCCACTGACTGGTAGACAAGGTATTCACGACTTCAAAGAAGGTGAAGAAATCTTTATTAGTGGTCTGATTGCTGATGGTGGTGCTGAAGATCTTTCTTGGTTGAACGGTTACCAGAGAATCTACAAGGTTCTAGAAGACGCTGATGGTCGTGCTCGCCGCTTCATCATTCCTAAGAAAGTTCCTGTAATCGGTGGTGTTCCCCAGTTCACCGCTTCTGATTATGATCCTGGAACAAACGCTAGAGTAACTACAGCTTCTAGAAATGTCACATTTACACTTCTAAACTCTCCACAGAAGTTTGCTGTATCTCCTCCTGTAGCAAGAAGATTCCAAGACGCTTGTCTACAAATCAGAAACAACATCGACTACATTGCCGATGAAGTTGTAGGTAAGGTCAATGATCAATTCCAGAAAGATCATTATGCTGTATATGACATTGGTGGTACTCCATCCAGTCAATTCACTCCTACTGATGTAGATTACAACCCATCTACAGGTGAAGCAGTCTTTACTGTTGCTAACCACGGTCTCTCTATTGGAGATGGTGTCAAGATTGAAGACGGATCCATCACATTTGTATGTGGTATGGACAATTATGCTACTGAGCATAAGGCTCCATTGTCCCATCACTATTCCAGTGGTAAGTCCCTTCCAATTCTTGCTGCCGATACCAACACATTCACTTTGAATGTAGGTGCCTCTGGTCCTGACAAGTATTTCACACCAACCAACGTAACATATAACCCAGCAACAGGTGATGCTGTACTTACCGTTGGTGAGCATGGTTTGTCTGAGGGAGAAGGTATTGTTATCGATCAAGAATCCCTAGGATTCACTTGTACGATGGATAACAATGATTCCGTCAAGTATTATCCACGTCTAGGTCACGACAAGTACGCTGCTAGATCTATCCCCATCAAGAGTGTAACTCAGACCGAGATCACAATTAACGTTGGTAAGTCTAAACTAGATCAATATTTCACTCCATCTGCTGCCACATATGATGCTGCTACTGGCGATCTGACAGTTACTGTAGGTCAGCATGGTCTTGCTGTTGGTAAAGGAATCGTTCTTGAAGACGAGTCTTTCACCTTCACATGTGATCAGAACAATCACCAAACTACCCACCAGTATCCACGTGCTGGCATCGATCCATATGCTGGTAAGTCAATCCCCATCACTGCTGTAGGTAGCACTCAGCATACAGTTACTGATGCTACGTATAATCCTGCTAATGGTGAGATCGTTCTTACTGTTCCTAGTCATGGATTTACCCAAGGCGATTGGGTTCTTGTCGAGGATGGATCACTTGTATTCACCTGTGATCTCGACGGCAACTCCACTCAGAAGGCATATCCAAAAGCAAACTACGATTGGGCAAGCAAGCGCTGGTTACAAATCTCCGAAGTTCTTCCAAACAGCTTCAAAATTACTATCGATGAAGATAGTTGGGGAGACTACACTGGCAACCACACCTTTGTCAGTGCCGCTACCAACGGTCTCCTACGTCAAGATGGAACGTTTACTATTAATGTAGGTGATGCTGGATCTGCTACTGGATCTAACCACCTATTTGTTTCGGCAGCCACAAATGCTATGAGACATACCCCACAGGTTGCTCATACATTCGTTTCTGCTGCTTCTAATTGTGTCAAGCATCTACCACAGTCTCCACATCAGTTCGTAAGATCTGCTCCCAACTCCCTATCTATCGGTGGTGGAGAATTCAAGATCTACCTAGGACAGACTGGTTATGTTCACACTTATGTTAGTGGTGGTACAGTAACATTCGGTGGTAACTCTTACAACATCACCAACTTTGTCTACGATAACGTAGTCACTGGTGAAGCAACAATCACCACTGCTACATCTATCGTTGGACTAGCAAACGACAGCATCGTCAAACTAGACGATATTCTAGTCGAGTGTAATATTGGTGGAACTGTTACTCAGAAACTATATCCAAGTTTCAGTATTCCAGTTAGCGATACTAAGTGCCGTAGAGACATCGGACACTTCATTAATGCTATTCTTAGAGACCTTGAATATGGAAGTAACTACAATACCATTGACGCTGCTAAGAAATACATCTCTGCTGGTCAAGTTGATTTCGTAGACTACGAAATTATTCAGACTGTACGTGCTTTCGAGTACACCAGAGAACTGATGAACTATGCCATGTGTAAGTGGCGTACAGGAACTGGTGCTCCAGGACAACCCCAATACACTTCTCAGTATACGTCTCTACCCCAGTATATTGATATCTCCGTTATTGACGACGATGATCCTATTGCTTGTGATGATGTAAGATCTGCTATCAGCACTCTGGCATACTTGTTTGTTGATGTCATCACTAATGATTCTAGTGGCACAACTCTTGATGCTGCTTACTTGATCGCTAGAAACAGAGATTTCATTGCTGATGAGGCATACGGAAAGACAAAGAGTGTATACCCAACACTAAATCTCAATGATATTGACGAGCGTAAGTGCCGTAGAGATATCAACAAAGTTATTGATGCTGTACTGAAAGACTTGGTTCTTGGTGGCAACACTGCTTCTGTCGAAGCTGGTGAAAGCTACTTCACTGGCACCACACTAACTGGTTTACCACCTAGCGAAGTAGGACCTACACTTTATACATTCGAAACAGCAAGAGATCTTTCCATCCTTGCCATGAGGAATTGGAAGACTGGTGGTGGCAACGGCGCTGTATACAACCCCGCTCATTCTCCAATCCCACAATTCACTGATAGCACCATTCTGGTTGACCCAGATGGCACTCCAACATCTCAGTGGACCCCAACAGGAGCAACCTATGATCCTGCTACGGGTGAGTTCATCATGGTTATTCCTAGTAACACCATTACAACAAATGATGTTATTAGACTAGACCTTGAAAGCTTTGTGTTTACATGTGCCATGGATGGCAATGCCACAGAGCACGCTCTACCTGGAGCATATCAACTAGCAGGAACTCAGGCAAGACCTGTAACCAATGTCAGTGGTTCTAATGTAACTATCAACGTTGGTGCTTCTGGTCCCGACCAGTTGTTCACCCCAACAGATGTTACCTACAATCCTCAGACTGGCGACATGGTTCTCACCATTGCCACTGAGCAAGATCCACATACTCTAAGCATTGGCGAAGGTATTGTACTAGAACCAAATGCTTTCAGTTTCACCTGTGCCATGGATAACCATGACAGCACAAAGACTTATCCACGTCCTGGTATCGATCCTTTCGCTAGCAGATCGATTAAGATTAAGGATACAACTGATACTACAATCACCCTTAATGTAGGAAACGCTGGTCAGAACAAGTATTTCACTCCATCTGCTGCCAGCTACAACCCATCAACAGGTGACATGACAGTCACTGTTGGTCAACATGGTCTTGGTGTTGGTAGAAGTGTTGTTCTGGATGACCTATCCTTTACCTTCACCTGTGCCCTAGATGGCAACCAGTCTACTCACCAGTATCCACGTCCTGGAACTGACCCATATGCTGGCAAATCTATCGCCATCACAAACGTTGGTTTTACCAATCACACACCAACAAACGTTACCTACAATGCTTCTACAGGTGTAGTTCAATTTACTATTGGTGGTCATGGATTTGCTAATGGTGATTATATCAAGATTGATGATGGTTCGCTAGACTTCACATGTGTTCTTGATGGCAATACAGTAGCTAAGTCTTATCCACGTGCTGGTTATGACTATCCATCTGGTCGTTGGATGAAGATTAGTAATGTAACTAACAACACCTTTGATATCAATGTAGGTCCTTCTGACTATGATGGTACTCACACCTTTGTTAGTGCCGATGCTAATTCTGTTAAGCGTCAGGACGGCACATTCACCATCAACGTTGGTACATCTTCTGATACATCAGTACACACATTTGTTAGTGCTACTACTAACGCTATCAAGTTCCTACCACAGTCTGCTCACACATTCGTTAGTGCTGCTGCCAACTCGGTTAAGCACCTACCACAGTCTACTCACACGTTCGTAAGAACTAAAACAAATTCTGTTTCGGTATATCCTTCTACAGGTAATGCCATGTGTGCTGGTGTTGAAACATCACTCACCACATACTACGGAATTGTTAACGACATCATTTCGGAAACAACACCTCCTGGTACTGTAACCAAGACAGTAGGAACCCTGTTTGAAACAGGTCCTATTACTACCGTACCAGATAACACAGTCTATGATCTCAATGGTCAAAGATTGACTATTCGTGCTGTAGCAGATGACCTCCCAATTATTGAGGCATCTCCATATACACAGAACGCTTCTGTTATCTCGTTCCTTGGTGGTTCTGGTGCTCTGATTGACGGTTCTAAGGTCAAGCAACCTAACTGTCCTTTCCCTGGTCTACTAGCAGACGGAAGTGCTAAGTTCCCCAACCAGGGTAAATCGATGGTTGCCTCGGCATTCACGATTGTATCCTTCGGTGGTGATGGATACAAACTAGCGAACGATGGTTATGTTCAGTTGGTTTCGGTCTTCTGTATCTTCTGTGCCAACGGTGTTCTTGCTGAGTCTGGTGGTTACGCTTCTATCACCAACTCTGCTACAAACTTCGGTCTAAACGCCCTTAAGGCAACTGGATTTAGAGCAGAACCATACAGCTTTGACGCTGGTTACGAACTGAATGCTCAGTACAATGAAGCATACATCAGTTCTTCTTCCCAGACGTTGGGTGGTAGAACACAGTTTGTTATCTCCGACCTTGGTAGAGCACCACTGGAGCACTACATCGTCAAGATCGAAGGTTACAGTCACCCAACCGAAGGTCTCTACTACTACGTAGATGCTGTCGAACTCCTCGGTGATGGTCCTCCATTCGCCGCTAGAGTTACCCTTGAGGATGGTACTGGTGGTGGTGTTGCTCTATTCAAGGAAGACGCCACAGGTCAAATTAGAAACGCCGAGTACCTTGCTCAACTTAACCCACAACCCAAGGCTGCTCTACACAGACCTTCTATCGTTAACTCTTCTTCCCACACTTGGGAATTCGCTGGATCTGGTGTTAACTACCTGGCACTACCTGAAAACGGTGGTATCAAGACAGAAGCACTGGAACAGGTACAAGAGAACTACGGTCGTGTATATGTCTCTGGTACTGACGAACTGGGTGACTTCAAGGTTGGTACGTTCGCTAGAATTGAAAACAGAACTGGTAACATCACCTTCACAGGTACGGTTTCGATCTCGGAAGTTGAATTCCTGAAACTGAAAGGCGGCGACGTTGTTGTTACTGGATTCGACGCTAGCAACAACCTCGGTGGTGCTAACTCCTCTAACTCTAAACTACCTACTCAGAAGGCAGTTAGAGACTTCATCACCAACAACCTCGGTCCATACATTAACAAGCCATACTCCACGAACGCTGTTCCTAGAGCACTGGTCGAACTAACTGATTCTGGTAAGATCAACATCGACCAGATTCCACCACTACGTCCTTTCAACGTTTTCACTGTTACTACTGAGTCACAGAGACTTGCTATTGAAGGTGCTCTTGCTGGTGACATCGTTATCCAGGAGAACATTCCTCCAGCAGCATCTGAGACATTCATTCTTAACAACGACAACTATTCGTTGTTCCTTGGATTCCCAGTTGATCCTACCCTACAGTTCACTATCGGTGATGTCTTCACTGGTAGCACTTCTGGCGGTAAGATCCAATCCACTGAATACAGAGAAGGTGTTCTATTCCAGATCAACCTAACTGAAGGTGGTGCTGGATACACTTCCCCACCAGTTGTTACCATCACTGGAGGTAACCTCCAAGCAGGTGGTATCCACGGTGCTGCTGAAGCAACCGTTGCTAACGGTGAGGTTGTTAAGATTGAACTAATTCTCTTCAACGGATACACTGGTGGTAAAGGATATACTTCTCAACCAGAAATTCAGATTGCTGCTCCTACTGGCGGTGGCGCTAGTGCTGTTACGGCAGAAGCAGAAGGTCTGATTGAATCTAGACTCTATGGTCAAATCGTCAACAACGTTAAGATCGACGACAACGATTCGATCTTCTCCAGTGACGTTCCTGCTGAGACAATCAACCTAACCAGAGTTATTAACACATCTGCTGAGAATACTGCTAACTGGGTATCTCTATCCACAACTAATATCTCTGCTGATAACATCACGTCTGGTACGATCTCCACAGAACGTTTGGGTACTAACGCTACCGCTGCTAACTCCTTCACGTTCCTAAGAGGCGACCAATCTTATGCTCTTGCTGTTCAGTCCCTGAAGGAACCTGAACTCAGATACTTTGCTGTTGTCAAGACTCCTGTTGGTATTGACGCTAACGTTATTGCCTTTGAACTAGAACCTGCCCTGAAACCAGGACATGAAATTACATCCATCACAACTGGTATCCAGGGTGGATCTAAGATTAGTTCTGTTGAAACTGACGGCAACACAACTACAGTCGTTATCGACCAACTAACAACTGCCTCAATCCCTGCTGGTACTGTTATCGAGTTCTTCCGAGGAGATTCACCAATCTTCTTCGACTCTACATATACGTCTGGTAACTTCATCGAACAGATCATCATCGTAGATGGTGGTAGTGGTTTCGATAACGGATCTTACTTCAGTGTTCCTATCACTGGTGGTAACGGTAACAACCTAACAGTCAACATGGTTGTTTCTGACGTTGGTGTTGATCAAGGTGTTGTTACTAACGTTACTATCGTTAACGGTGGCGACGGATACGACACTGACTTCACCGTCACAGACTTCCCTGCTGATATCGGTAACGGTACTGGTTTGATCATGCTTGCTAAGAGAAGCACGATCAACAAACAGTATGCTAACGTCACCATCGACATCAACAGAGTTGAAGGTAACACCCAGTTTGGTTCACAAGACTACTCTTCTCTTGGTGTTGCTAGATTCAAGCAAGGCGACTTCACCTTCGGTCCTAACGGTGCTATTGGTATCTACCAGGGTTCTGACTCTGGTCTTGACGCTGACCTTCTTGATAACAAGGACAGCTCCTTCTTCAGAAATGCTAGTAACCTAGAATCTGGTACTGTACCTAGAGACAGACTTTCTGGTTCCTACAACATCTCCGTTGAACTATCCTCTGGATCTACAGGTCTACTTGACACCGATCTAGGTAACGTCAACGGTAACCCACCTGCTTATCTGTATAAGACTGGTGTTACCGCCTTCACCAGATCTAATGGTTCTGACGGTCTAACCAGCGCCATGGCGGCAGGTAACTATCACGGTGTTCTGACCTACAGACAGGGTGGTAATGGTAACGACTCCACATATGGTGGTGTTAGACAGTTGGCATTCACGGACAACAATAAGTTATTCCTCCGTGGTTCTGGTTCTTCTGTTGATACAGAAACCACCGACTGGACTGAGTGGTATGAAGTTTGGACTTCTGGTAATGACGGTCCTGATACTGGCATGGACTCCGACAAGTTGGATTCCAAGCAAGGTCTCTTCTACCAGAATGCTTATAACCAGCAAGCAGGTAGATTCCATGATAGGCACATGCCTACCTTCCAGTTTGCTAAGGACTTCAGAAAGAGTATCAGAATTCTTGATACTGGTTCTGCTTCTACACCTAACATCCGTTGGGCAGTATATATCCAGAACAGTGTAACCACCAGTAACATCGGTGCCTTCTCTGTATCTCCATGGCAGATCGGTACTCAAGTTAACATCTACCGTCCAAATGAAACTGAGACTGGTAAGATGACCATCGGATTCATTGAGGTCAATAACGACACCAATGAACCTAGCAACAACTACGTTATTGTCCACGGTACTCAGACAGTTGGTGCTGGTGAGCAAATGTTCACCGAAGGCATCAAGATTGGTTCTAACTTCGCTACTGCTGTAACGTATCAAAACTGGACTCTATCTGATAGAGATCCTAACAACAACGGCAGACCTGATGGTACATATGAAGTTGCCTCTCTATATGGAGACAACGGTGTAGGTATCCTAAGTCTTGGTAGAGACGGTGTTGATACTGCTCCTGCCATCTACTTCAGAACCAGTGCTACTGGAGCACCTACTGCTAACGCTGCTATCGTTGCTACAGGCACACAGTCCTCTAACTACAGTGCTGCTCTTAACGTCAAGGTTGCTGACGCTAACTCCTTCAAGGTCAACAGTTCGGTTGTCTGGAACGCTCAGAACGTTGACTTCCATTCCGATGGAACAACACCTACTCTAGATGCTCAAGGTAATATTACCAAGAGAGCAGCAGTAATGCTCGATGCTAACGGCGATTTCGTCGCTAACTCCATCACTGCTGACTTGACTGGTCAAGCATCTGAGAACGTTCTCAAGACTGGCGATACGATGGAGGGAACCCTCTTCATCAGTGGTATCGCTGCTGCTAACCAGGCACTGAGTGTATCTGGTAGAGCAGACTTCCTCGCCGCTGTAAACGTCGGTGCTGACCTGAAAGTTAACGAGGGTACTGGTACTGCTACATTCGTCGCTGATAGCGCCAACAACAATGTATTGATTGGTACTAACAACAGCGTCTCTGCTGCCAAACTACTGATCGTAGAGCAAGCAGATAAGGATGCTCTCTTTAGAATGTATTCTGCCAACGCTAGCCGTGATGCTCGTATCCAACTTCTTGGTCAGGGTGGAGATCCTAGTGTCGAAGGTCTTGAAATTCAGTATGATAATGACACTGGTGAAGTCTTCTTCAAGCAACTCTTTAGTGGAATTACCACCACTAAGGCAATGGTATTCAACACTGCTAACTTCACTGATGCCCTGACGATTACTGGTAACGGTAACGTTGGTATCAACAAAGTTGCTGATGATGCTGTCGAACTTGATATCGCTGGTGATGCTAGAGTCGAGACCAGTTTCCAAGTTGGTCTTGCCAACTCCAACGCTGGTGCTCCTATCATCTTCGCTGGTGCTACTGGTGCTGAGACATCTCCTGGATCTGGTGCTTACCTCTCTAACTTCAGAATTGGTAACCAGATGATTGGTGGTGACGTATTTGAGATTACCGCTAACGACGGTACTCAAGGTTCACTAACCTGGAAGTCTACTCCTGCCCTTGCTATTCAAGGTACTACGAACAGAGTTGCTATTAACACTGATCAGTTTGGTGGAACAGATACTACCGTAACGCCAAACGAAGCACGTGTATATGCCTTGAATATTGGTGGAGACATCAACATTAATGGTAAGGTATACCAAGACAACGCTGAGTTTGTTACCTCACGTTGGACTGAAGCTGATAATGAACTAGATATCTACAGAGCATCTAAGGTTTGGATCAATGCTGATCCTACTGCTTCTGCCTTCACTGGCAACCCAGACTATGCCCTACAGGTATCTGGATCTCTTGGAATCAATGGTACTACACTCAACGCTGATGGATCCAGCGATGACGTAATGTATGTCAACGGCGATAAATTGTTCGTTGATAAGTTCGGCGTATTCAAGACAAACAGAAATGTAATTGACTACGATGTCACGATTCCTGCTAATACAAATGCTGTTAGTGCTGGTCCTTTGACTATAAATAGTTCCACGGTAGTTACTATCGCTAACGGAAGTTCCTGGTCGGTTGTATAAAAAATGAGTACAATTTTTGTAAACAACATACAAGCGTCGTCTGGCAACCAAGTCGTTATTCCAGCGGGTCATTCATTATTGTTGGGGGGAACTCCCTTAGATAGTTCCTCCTTGATGCCCAACCCATCTGGACAAGGCGGACTTGGTGTTGCTAGTGACGGCACTAGTTATGTGTTTAATTCCTATGGTGCTAAAGGCATCATTACCTTCACGTCTAACTCCACTTATTTCCCATCTTCTGGTACTAAATTAGTATACGTAAGAGTTGTGGCTGCTGGTGGTGGAGGTAGCGGATACGCTGAGAGTGGTGGAGCTGGAGGATTTGCCGAAGGTTTCTTTAGCATGATTGGTGTAGGATCTGTCGGCGTCACCATAGGTACAGGTGGAGGTCCAACTTATTATTCTGGTGGTGCTGCTAGTGGAACAGCGTCCTCATTCGGATCTTATATTACTTGTACTGGAGGCAACGGAGCAAATTCAAATCACCAACACTGTGGTGGTCTTCCTGGATTAGGTTCTGGTGGTCAAGTAAATCTATATGGTGGAGGAGGAACTGGTCACGGACACAATGGTCGTGGTGGTTCTTCTCACTTTGGCGGTAGTAATGGATGTGGTCACCCACAAGCAGGAGCATATGCTCCTAACCATCAAACTCATGGATCTTATGGTGGCGGTGGTGCTAATGGATGGGGTGGTTCTTACACTGGTGCTAAAGGCGTCGGTGGTTGTGTAGTAGTAATGGAGTACGGTTGATGTCTATTTTAAGAGTAAACGAAATTCGTCCACAAAATGGAACGTCAGTTAGTATCCCTTCTGGACATTCTCTTGTTCTGGGATCCACACCACTGACATCGGCAAATATTATGCCCGACCCAACTGGTCAGGCTGGAAAAATTCTGGTTAGTGATGGTTCTGACCTACAATGGACTTCTGTAGGACCAACAGGTATTACTGTATTCACGTCATCAGCTACTTGGATTAAACCAGCTGGCGTGTCCAAGATTTATGTACGCCTAGTTGGCGGCGGTGGCGCTGGTTCTGGTGTTGGTGAGACTGGTGCTGCTGGTGGTTATTCCGAGAGACTAATTGATGTTAGTGGAGTTTCTCAAGTATCCGTTACTATTGGACTAGGATCTACAAGTCCTACATATTATTCTGGCGCTGCTGGTGGAGGAACATCTTCATCATTCGGAAGTTACATGACTTGTACTGGTGGTGGCGGTGGAAACCAAAGTCATCAACACTGTGGCGGTCTTCCTGGATTAGGTTCTGGCGGAGACTTCAATCAGTATGGCGGTGGTGGTAGCGGTCACGAATACTATTCTGGTGTTACTGGAGGTGCCTCTTATTGGGGAGGATCTGGTGCTAGTGGTCACCCACAAGGAGGTCAGTATTCTGCCAACCACCAGACTCATGCTGCTCCTGGAGCAGGTGGATCTGCTGGTTATCACACATCTTATGTTGGTGCTGTTGGTCGTGATGGTATCTGTGTTATTTGGGAGTTTAAGTAAATGTCAACTATTAGAGTAAATATTCTAGAATCATCTAGTGGTGGTGCTATCAACATCCCATCTGGAAATAGTATTGACCTAGGTGATAGTGGTCTTTCCCTCAGTGAAAATTCATTGCCACCATCCCCCAGTAGTGGCAATGGACAATATTTGTATAGTGATGGAAGTGCTTCTCCAAGTTTTAACCTACCTGGACCTAAGAGTATTCAAACGTTTACCCAGTCTGGTACGTGGAATAAACCAGCTGGTATTGGTAAGATCCTCGTTCGTCTAGTTGGTGGTGGCGGCGGTGGATCTGGTCACGGAGAATCAGCAGGTGCTGGTGGATACTCAGAAAAATTAATTGATGTTGGTAATATTAGTCAGGTATCTGTAACCGTAGGTAATGGTTCTCAGTCAGGAACATACTATTCTGGCAACGGAGGTGGTGGTCAAACCACATCATTCGGTAGTTACCTTTCTGCTAGTGGTGGTCTTGGTGCTAATCAAAGTCATCAACACTGTGGCGGTCTTCCTGGATTAGGTTCTGGTGGAGATCTAAACCTCTACGGTGGTGGCGGAACAGGACATTACGGTTATACTGGTGTTGGTGGCACTTCTCACTTTGGTGGACAAGGTGCTACTGGTCACCCCCAAGGCGGCAACTATTCTCACAATCACCAAACTCATGCTGCTCCTGGAGCAGGTGGCGGTAGTGGATGGAGATCTAGTTATCAAGGAGCACATGGTTCCAATGGTATTATCGTTATCTACGAATACGCCTAAATAAATAAGATACACGTTTACGAGAAAAGTCAATGAAGCGAGTCCTCATGGATTACCGAGGCGTCCTTAGTGATGTCGTCGATGTAGGTAAAGAATTTGAAATCTATGATGGTGACGATGCTCCCTTCCGTTGGGTTCTTTGTCGCCATGATGACGTAACCTCAAACTGGCATTTCTGTCAGGGACAATGGATTCGTCCAGATCAACGTCTTGAGATTGACCAAGATATCAAGCGTAAGGTAGCATATGGTCTTATTGAAGATCAACTAGATATGCTCTATAAAGATATCAAGGCAGGTCATTTGTCTGATGGTAATTGGGTTTCTCACATAGAAAACGTAAAGACAAATATCCCACCACAAAGGGAAATGGAAAAGAATGAAGCTTACAAAGAAGGTAAGTTCGAGATTAAACTCCATGCCAAGAATGATCCAGCATGGAACTACTTGCCTGATAATGATGGCGAGCAACTAAAATTTAACAAAGAGAAAGATTCCCGTCCTCATTGATTTTATAATATGAAAGTGAATTCAATATGTATACTCGGCGGGGGCACTGCTGGGTGGATGACTGCTGCCTCATTAGTAAAAAACTTTCCAGAAAAAACCATTACCCTAGTAGAATCCGAAGAGGTTCCTAGGATTGGTGTAGGAGAATCTACTCTACAAAAAATTAGATACTGGTTAGATGATTTGGGAATCAAAGATTCCGATTTCATGAAACATTGTGATGCCACATATAAACAGAGCATCAAATTCGTAAACTTCAATGATAACCTAGGCGACTGGCATTATCCATTTACTTCCAATGAACTGCCCCCAGGCACTAAGTATGACATTGCTGATTGGTTTATCCATGCTGGTTTAAATCCTGAAACTCCAGCTGGAGATTTCGCTAGGTGGATTACACCTAACTACAAGTGTCTGGAAGAAAATAGAATCCCGACACGTGACATGCCTGGATTCAAATTTCATTATCAAACAGCGTTTCATTTCGATGCTTTAAAGTTTTCTCATTGGTTGAGAGATGAATACTGTGTTCCCAGAGGACTACAGCATAAGCGTGCCACTATTGTTGATGTGGAGTACAATTATGATGGAGGAATCAAATGTCTTGTGGATGATGAAGGTAAAACCTTCGAAGCAGATCTATTTGTAGACTGTACAGGTTTCAGATCATTCCTACTACAAGACAAGTTAGGAACACCTTTTGATTCTATGGAAGATGTTCTTATTAATAATAAAGCATGGCATACTACAGTTCCATACAAGGATAAGAAAAAAGAACTGAATGTATATACTACATGTACTGCCAAGTCTGCTGGATGGATATGGAACATTCCATTGACACACAGAGCAGGAACTGGTTATGTATTCTGTGATAGGTTTATCAGTGAAGAAAATGCTCTAGAAGAATTCAAAGAACATCTAGGACATCCTGAAGGTGCTGAGTATCGTCTGATTAACTTTAAGACAGGAATCACCCAGAAAGTGTGGAACAAGAATGTTGTAGGTATAGGATTGTCATCTGGATTTATTGAACCACTTGAATCCAATGGCGTTGCTTTCTCACATGACTTTGCCATGATCCTGTGTGATGTTCTGTCGAGAAGAGATAAAGTAAATGCTATCGACAGGAACACATTTAATGTTAGATGTAGAAATGCCTGGTTTGATTTTGCTTGGTTTGTAGCATTCCACTTCGGATTACAAACTAGAGATGATACTCCTTATTGGAGACATGTCACGGACAATATTGATTGGTGTGGTGGATTTGCTTCTCATAACCCAGAAATTGTAGAGAGATTTCTTGTTGTCAAAAAAATGATGACATCATATGATCTAACTCAGTGGACTCATGATAATATGACAGGACTCTCCTATATCGCTGCTGCTAATAAGTTCAACCCATTCACACAATGGACTCTCCGTGACAAGATCCGTAATGGTGAACTAGATCCAGATCTGTTCCAAGAACTAGCACAATGGGACAACGATAAATATCAAGAGAGCTTCCCGTTCGCTCACGAATATTATGAAAGTTAAATCAGTATGTATTGTAGGTGGTGGGTCTTCGGGATGGATGACCGCCGCCTTATTGGCAACCAATCTTAAAGGCGTAGAAATTACTGTTGTAGAACCAAGAGATGTTCCTACTATTGGAGTAGGAGAATCTACAATGGGACACATCAATAGGTTCTTAAAATTTATTGGATTATCTGGTAGAGATAGAGACTTTATGTCTGCCACTTCCGCTACCTATAAAGTTTCTGTTAGGTTCAATGATTTCAAAGAACTGGGTCATACTTTCCAGTATCCTTTTGGAAAATCCTTGTATCAAAATTGTAAACCAGATGACTGGTTTGCTATCAAACAAAAACATCCAGATTTCGACATAACATATTCTGAGTTTTATAACTCAATCACACATCTTGCTAACACAAACAAGATGTGTCACGGAAGCATGTATCTACCCAACTATAATTTTGATAAAGATACTGCTTACCATTTTGACGCCACTGCTTTCGGACAATATCTAAAAGAAAAGATTTGTATTCCCAATGGGGTGAAGGTAATTAGAGATACTGTCGAAGAGTTTATTTTTGACAGAGAAGGCAATCTAGATTTCATGATTCCTAGTAGTTCAAAGACTTGGAGGATTAAAGCAGATCTGTACATCGATTGTACTGGATTCAAGTCCTTGCTTCTAGAGCAACAGATGGGATCTGAGTTTGTATCATTTAAAGATGTTCTATTAAATGACACTGCTCTCGCTGGTCGTGTTCCATATGAAGATAAAGAAAATGAGATTCTGAACACAACAGACTGTACTGCCTTAAGAAATGGTTGGGTGTGGAAAACTCCTACGTGGGATAGGATTGGTACTGGTTATGTTTACTCAAGTGACTATGCTACCGATTGGGAAGCCGAAAGGGAATTTAGAGAACACCTCACCAGTCAGTATGGAAAAGAAAGAGCTGAGTCTGTAGAACTAAGAAAGATTCCTATCAGACATGGTAAGCACAAGCAAGCATGGGTTAAGAACGTAGTTGGTATTGGTCTCTCCTACGGGTTCCTAGAACCCCTAGAAGCGACGGGACTATTCACTACACACGAGAATGCTATCCGACTAATGGACGCCTTACAGAGGCGTGAAGGATACATTAATGAGATGGATAGGTCTGCTTTCAATATTGCTGCCGACTACGATATCGAATCGATGAAAGATTTTATCGTAATGCACTATACAATGTCTCGTAGAGAAGATAGTCCCTACTGGAAGTATCTTACAAATCATCTCAAACCAATTTCTGCCGAGGAATTAACTGATAGGGTTATGAAGAGTCCTAGACTTTATAAGGAAGTGTGCTATAGTGTGGGACATACAAACCAGTATCCTGATTTACAAGGGTCTCTTTATATTGCTGGTGGCATGGAGTTCCCACCGATCTCCAAGTCTCAGGTAGAATACGCTTACACTTCAGAATTTGAGCGATGGGATGTTGAAACGATACCTATTGCTAGGAAAGAGAAACGTAAAGCGCTGAAATTTTTAGAGACTCAACCCACTGCTTACCAATTTTTGAAAGATAACATCTATGTGGAACCCATTCAAGAAGAAAGAGAAGAAGATTAAATTCTATTCTTTGTTGCCAGCAGTTAACACACTATATCCAATTACCCCTGCCAAAAAATTTAAAAGGGAATGGGTTGAGCAAGAGAAAGAGTTCTTTGTGGAGTATGAAAGGAAGTGTCCTCTACACAAAAAGTTTGAAGGATTGACTTCTGTTGGTAGATGTCCAGCCATCAAAACAACAATGAACACTGGATACATCCTCTATGCTCCAGCAGACTTTATTATTAATACCACTGGTGATGGTAAAGAAATTAACGCCACACATAAACATGTCTTGAGTCATGCTCCTTATGTAGATACTCATGCTGAATGGCAATCAGAATGGGTTTTACCAAGCAATGCTCCATGTGTTAATAGAGTAGTAAAATTAAATCTACCTTGGAGACTCTTGACTAATGATAATGATATCATTTTCTTAATCACATCTGTTCAGTATCACAAAGAAGACAGGTTCACTCAGATGACTGGTGTCATGGATCCTCTAATTACGAGTGAAATTAACTGCCAGCTGGCATGGCATGTAATGAATGATACAGTCACTGTACATGCTGGTACTCCATTGGCACAAATTATTCCTATGTCTAGATCTGCTTTGAACTATCACGTAGAAGTTGTTGATGCTACACCAGAACTGGTTGGCATGGAGCAAGAAATGATTTACTCTGGTCAACATCAATTTGGTACTGACTACAAATCAAAAGTTAATAACATGGCAAAGATTCTGAAGAAGTATGGATTCGATTGATTTATTTCCAACGACCATAGAGAGAGGCGTAATCTACCCATCAGAAGAGGATGATAGGATTTCTTATGATTTCCTGTCACGCCTCTTTTCTGAATGCGATAAAGACAGTTGGACAGGAGAGACTGGTTTATCTACAGGACAATATAATCTGACACTGTATGAAAATAAGGAACTACAGTGGTTCTATGATCAACTCCATGAACATGTACAAAACTATTGGAACACTCTGGGTTACAGAAAGTCTTGTAAAATATTTCTAGTCAACTCTTGGGCAAACAAGCACCAGCAGGATGATACTACTGCCGAGCATAGTCATTCTGATGGATCACATGGTGGCAATCATATCTCTGGTGTATATTATTTTCGTAAACCAGAGAATGATGGTCACATAACATTCTGTGATCCACTGGATTATATAAGAAGACTCTGCCCCTATGAGAGAATGTTTGGTATTGATACCATAGGTCAACAGGTTCAAGCAGAGCAATATGAATTTATTCTATTCCCATCATGGATGAGACATAGAGTTGAACGTTATAATACACAGAAAGAACGTATTGCTATTTCATTTAACTACAGAGGTTTTTGGTAATGTTTGGTGTAGAGTTTATTTTCCCAACTCCTATATGGCATATGGCGTATGATGCTGAGCATATGATTGCTCATGCTTTAGAATTAAGAGAGCAAGATAAAGGTAGATCTGTATCAAATGTTGGTGGATGGCAATCGAATGACATCCCAACAGATACAGAATGGGCACAAGACTTTATACAGGCATTGTGTAAAAGAATTCCAGCGTTTATGGATGAGTTTGGAGCATCCACTAAGAAACTAGAATTTGATAACATGTGGTTTAATATTAATCCACCTGGAGCAGTCAACCTTCCACACGTTCATGGTGGTAGTTTCTTATCTGGAGTTCTCTGGTTAGTTGCTCCCGAAGATTCTGGTAGTATAGTATTCTCCAGACCTACCCATGAGTCATATATTATCTACAGTAATATACAGAATACAAATAGGAGATGTGGGTTTACTGATTGGCAGTATAAACCAAAGGAAAACATGGCACTAATTTTTCCATCATGGTTGTCTCACCGTGTGGAAATAAATAATACAGACAGTGAGAGAATATCTTTGGCATTTAATTTATCATGGAAATAAAAGAAATTAAAGATTTTTTGCCACCTAGTCTACAACGACATGTTCGGAACGTTTTACTAGACAGAGACTTTGATTGGCACTACATATCAGACGTTACCTTTGACGATCGTGATCTCGACAAAGGATATAAAACACAACCTGGGTTCTTCAACCTCCCACTTGTAAACGGAACACCACAGAATAAATTCTTCGATTTCTTTTCCTTCTTTGTTCCTTTACTTCTTGATGAGTATAAGAAGCATTACCCACCAGCAAATGTTAGTCTATCTAGAATGAGGATAGGTCTTAATATTCCTGGTGATGATGATCTAGGATATAACAATCCACACATTGATCATGAAGGAATAGATACCAGCAGGATTAAAACTAATGTTGTTGCCTTATACTATTGTGATAGTACGCCAGGTGATACATTCATCTTCAATGAAACCGAACGATCATCTGAATATACAATCAAACGTAGAGTATCTCCAGAACAAGGTAAGTTAGTTTTCTTTGATGGCAATCACTATCACTCCAGCTCATCTTCTAAGTCGAAAGATGTTCGAGTAGTAATTTCTTTTAACCTATATGAATACCATTGATTATATCGACAAGTTCAGAAGAGATCTGATACCTCAAATCTATCAACATGATCGACCATTAGTTCTTAAAGGATTTATTCAAAATCCCGAGAAATTTGTTACATGGAAAGAAGTAGAAGACATTTTTAATGGTGGTCTCTACAATGTTGAGATCCTTTCTAACAGGCAGAAGATGGAGGTTCCACAATATCCATACTTCTGGAATCCGTATAGGGTACAAGACAAAGGATTTATCTTTGATAAAGTTAATCAAGGAGATACATTTGTAATCCATCAGTTTTCTCAACACAATCCATGGATTGCTTCCTTCTGTGAAGCTATTGAAAAAACGTTTGATGTTATATGTGATTCACATATCTACGGTAATATAGGAAGAACAGCAGAGTCTTTCTGTCCACACATTGATATTCCTGTTAACTTGATTTTTCAAGTAGAGGGAAAGACCAAGTGGAGAATGTACAAGAACATGTGCTCAGATCTGTTAACACAGAATGAAGTTAATATAAATGTAAACGAAGATGATCTAGAAGTTCTAGTTGAATATGAATTAGAACCAGGCGATATGCTTTATGTTCCTGCTAGAAATTTTCATGGTGCTTTTCCTGATAGTCAACGATTGTCTATCAGCATCCCATGTAGATCTAAGAAATACAATACCACTGGGCGAGACATGAATCTAGATAGAAGGAGGATGAAAATTGATTACTGTAGTTAGAGGAGCAATCTCAAAAGACATCTGTGATTTTGCTGCTAAAGAATTCAGATTGCTAGAAAGTGTAATACAAGTTATAGAACCAGACAACAATGCTTTTGATCATCCATCAATAGGAAAAGGTACGTTTTCTTGGTACGCTCCATTACCATTCGAGAATCTGTTAGAGTATATCAAACCTCTTGTAGAAGAAGTGATTGATGGACATTTGTATTCTACCTATTCTTATGGTAGAGTATACTACCATGGCAGTGAGTTAAAAGTACACACTGATCGTCCTGCTTCAGAAATTAGCGTCTCTTGCTGTTTAAGTAAAGATGCTGACTGGGCATTACAATTTGATGGGTCATCAGTAGAATTGGATGTGGGAGATATCTGTATCTTCCCTGGTTCCGAAATCCCTCATTGGAGGGATTGCTTTACTGGTGAATTGTATGTAGGAGCATTCCTACAATACGTAAGATCATATGGAGATAGAGCAAATCTGAAGTGGGATACCCGCCCAACTCTGGCGATATCTCCTATGGTAGAAGAGTAATAAATAGTTCTGTACTGGTTTTTAGATTATGTCTGAAGAACAAAGCGTGGTTGAAGTTGACATTGAATTAGAAACTTTTGACACCATCTGGCAAGAAGTTGTCGCTAAGCTCGATGAGCAGCGTAACACTATGGCAGAGAAGAGAAAAGAAATCGATGAGCAAACTGCCACTTGTACTAGGGTTGACCTAGCTGAATACAATGAAGCACATCTAATGGTCAATAAGTTGGAAGCAGCTATTGAAGTATTGGATTTGGTTCGTACCCGTTGCCTGGGTCTTGAATCGGCAATTAATTATACTGACTGACGGAGAACACCATGGATCAAGAGACACTTAAATCAAATTTTGATGAGCAACTTGCTAACACCGAAAAACAAATTAGAGAACTAGAAGAAGGTCTAGAGAAAGCAAGGGAGTATAAAATCAAACTCCTAGGTGGTCTAGAGACCCTACGTTTGCTTGCTGGAGAACCACCAGAAGGTGAAGCAGCACCTGCTGAAGAACCAGCGGCAGAATGATCAACGCTAAAGACTTTGACATCGACCTTTCTTCTTGGGAGGTCGATGTTTTTCATATTGGGCAGTCTCAGAACAGGATAATTAAAATTAAAAACTTCTTCTCTAATCCAGATAAAGTTAGAGACATTGCTTTAGAAGCAGATCTCAAGAACACTATTATGGGAGAAGTTTCTTCTGTCCCTGGATATGTGTCTAGGGTAGGTGGAGTTGATATGAAATTCTTTTCTCCATTTAGAGACATCTTATACGATAAGATGAAGACTACCAATCTAGTTCTACATAATCCAAAGTCTTCTATCTTTACGATCCAAAAATATAAACCAGGACAACTGTGTAGAACTTCTAGTTTATATCCACATGTAGATTGGCAACACTACGCTTGTGTTTTACCACTGAATACCAATGAAGAACTAGAAGGCACAGATAGCGGTACTGCTTTCTGTAGGAACATCTCTACTAACATGGAACATATATGTTCTGATGTAAACTATCGTTATGATCGAGTATCTAATCAAGATCAAACAATGGTTCCCCTAGATCCATCTACATTTGATAGATGTGGTTGGGAAACCTACCACGTAGAGACACATGAATACAATACTTTGCTGATGTATGAAGGCAAGGTATGCCACACACCATACTTCAATACCAACTGGAACTGTGATCGTCTTACCTTTAATGGGTTTCTAAAATAACCCATCCTAAATAGTATTAGGGACTTTGTGTAAGATACATGGCATCGCCAACCACTAGACAGGAACTAATTGATTACTGTAAACGTCAGTTGGGAGCTCCTGTATTACAAATCAATATTGCTGACGAGCAAACTAGTGACATCATTGATGATGCCATTCAGTTCTACCATGAACATCATTTTGATGGACTTGAGCAAATGTATCTCAAGCATAACATCACTGATCTAGATATTACTAGGTTCACTACACAAAACGAAGTTACACAAACTAGCAACCCAGACGCTACTGGTTGGGAGCATAGAAAGAACTTCCTAGAGATCCCAGATCATGTGATGGGCATCAGTAAAGTATTTGGTGTATCATCCAACTTCGTTCGTAATGAACTGTTTGGTATGACTAACCAGTTCTTCCTGATGGACATGTTCTCCTTCTCGAATGGATTCAAGATGGGGAACTTTGACTTGACTAATTTCTATATGGTCAAGCAGTATTTTGAAACACTAGACCAAGTTATCAATACTGGTTCTTTTGTACAGTACAGATTCACCAAGAGGCAGGACAGACTGTACATTGACATTGATACCAGCAGACTGGTAGAAGGTAACTGGATTCTAATCGATTGCTGGGGTGCTATAGATCCAGAAACATACACCCAAGTATATAATGATTCTTTTGTAAAGAGGTATGCTACTGCTCTAATGAAGAGACAG